ATATTAGATTTAGCAGAGACAATTCCTGCTTCGACGACAGAAATATCCGCTGTAGCCGAAGCTGCTGGACAACTAGGAATTGAGACAGATAACGTGCTAGAGTTTACAAAGACAATGATTAATATGGGTAACGCAACAAATCTTTCGGCGGATGAAGCGGCTACAACATTGGCAAGATTTGCAAACGTAACTAAAATGAGTCAATCTGATTTTGGTAAGCTTGGATCTGTAATAGTAGCTCTAGGGAACAATTTTGCTACAACAGAAGCTGAAATTGCAAATATGGGAATGAACTTAGCATCAGCAGGGACTCAAGTTGGAATGAGCCAGTCTGAAATAATGGCATTAGCAACTGCTTTAAGCTCAGTTGGATTGGAGGCTCAGGCTGGTGGTACAGCTTTTTCAAAAGTAATGGTAGATATGCAATTAGCAGTTGAAAATGGTGGACAAGAACTAAAAGATTTTGCATCTGTAGCAGGAATGACAACAAATGAATTTAAAAAAGCATTCAAAGAAAATGCCACAAAAGCAATTATGAAGTTTGTAGATGGACTTTCAAAAAGTGGAGAGCAAGGTAAAAGTGCAATAAAAATATTAGACGATATGGACATTAAAGAGACTCGTTTAAGGGATGCTTTACTACGTTCAGCAAATGCTAGCGATGTAATGAGTAAAGCTATTGATTTGGGTAACGAGGCGTGGGATGAGAATACCGCATTGACAAACGAGGCAGAAAAACGATATAAAACACTTGATAGTAGACTGGAAATGACAAAAAATAAAATTAAAAATGTTGCAACAAACACGGGTGACAAATTAACACCAACTTTCACAAAGCTATTGGATAAAGTAGATAATTTAATTGAAAAGTTCAATGGATTAAACGAAGAACAAATAACAAGTATTATAAAAATAGCTGGTTTAGTTGCTGCTATAGGTCCAGCAGTAAAAATAATGTCCACGCTTGGATCTGGTGTTGGAGCTGTGTCAAAAGGAATAGGAATATTTTCGCAGGCAATTGCTGTCGCAAAGAATGGTACTACTTCAACTGTTCCAGCGGTAAATAATCTATCTCAAGTCCTAACTTTTTTGCAAAGTGGTGCAGGAATTGCTACAATAGGTCTTACTGCATTAGTAGCTACTATGGCTATTGTCAATGAGCAGGTAAAAAAAGAAACACAAGAAACGAGAGACTTTATAACAGAGCTAGACAATTCAGTTAATTCTAGAGCTTCAGCTTTGGAATCTATAAAGCAAAAACAAGGAGCTGATTTAGCCGAGATAGAAAATACACAAAAATTGTCAGACGAACTAAAAACTCTTGTTGATGAAAATGGAAAAGTAAAAGAAGGTTATGAAGGTAGAGCGCAGGTAATCTTAAATGAATTAAATAAAGCACTTGGAACTGAATACAGCATGACAGGAGACATAATAGATAAATATGGGGAGCTAAGAGATGAAATAGACAAAGTAATACTTAAGAAAAAAGCGTCACTAATTCTTGAATCAGAAGAAGCAGCATACAAAGAGGCTATATCAAATAAGACTAAAGCTTACGAAGATTATTTAAAAACTCAAGAGGAGCTAAAAAAAGTAGAAGCCGAAATTGCTGAAGCAGAAGGAACTGTTGCTGAAAATTTAACAATGGGAGCTATAAAAGCGTACAAAAAGAAGAAAAAACTGGAAGAGCTACAGAAACAACATGAGTCACTTACAAATAGCTTGGGAGATCAAAACAAGACATTAGGTGAATATCAAGTTGCAATAGATATATATGAAGAAAATTGTGAAAGAATGTTAGAAGGGTCCGAAAATAGTCTTAAAGCAATTGAAGAGTCTGTTGCAAATACTCAACGTAAAATAACTCAAGATGCTAATACCGAACTAAGTAAAAGAATAAGTAATCAAGTAGAAACTTTGGCGGAGGCTAAAAAATTATACAATTTGGAAGCACAATACAATAAAGATGCTAAAGATTCCATTTATGCAACGAATGTGGAAAGTGCCAAAAAGACCCTCGATGAGTTAAAACAAGAGCTAAAAAATAGAACATCTACTGTAGAAGGAGAATTAGGTCAGGCCGAAATAGAAGCATGGAAGACATTAGCGAATACATCCCGTGAAGAATATGTAGATGCCATTTCAGGAATGGATAAAGATATGAAAAAGAAAATCGAAGATATTACTGGAGTGATTGTTAATGATAGAAGCGTTCAAAGCGAAATATTCAAGTTAGGAAATAGAGCTGAACTAGAGATACAAAAAAAAGATAGCAAAAAGTGGGGAAATGATCTTGTAAAAGGTATTGGGTTTGGAATACAAGAAACAAGCAATAGCAGTTGGATGAATGGAATTTTGTCTGGCACTGCAAGTAAAATTGCGTCATACTTGCATTTTTCTAGACCGGATGTAGGACCACTAAGGGAATATGAAGAATGGATGCCAGATATGATAAAAGGTTTAGCAGAAACTTTGGAAGAATCAAGTCCAATATTGGCTAATTCTGCAGAAAAGGTAGCTCGAAAATTAAAGTCTGAAATTCAAGGAGTAAATTTTACGGAGGTTAAAGACTTTGGAAAATTACAGAGAAGCTTAAGTAGCAAAATCACAAATAGTACAAGTAACTATGAAATAAAAATGAATTTCTATCCGCAAAAGATGACAGATACAGAGCTAAACAATGCTTTTAACTATGTAAATAGAAAAATGGGAACTCTATATTAATAAAAGATGTCGAATTTTGTCGAAGAATAACCTCTTGTAATATTTTTTATTTATTTGTAAAATATTGGCAAGGAGGGGGTCATATGAAACATAAAAAAATAATTCTAATGGTGGTAATTTTATTAACAAGTCTTGCAGTTTTTACAGGATGTTCTAATAGCGAAGATAGTGTATATCATTCGAAAGTAGGTTCTAATAAAACGAGTGATGAAAAAAATACAATAAATAATACTCAAAATAATAATTTAAGTGTAAATAATACAAATGACATAACAGATACAACAGAAATAGTTAGTACAAACGAAACAATTAATATAAATGATAACATTGTCGCACAAGAAAATATTAACACACAGTCTCACACATCAGAAATAATAAATTCAACAGATACAAATAATACGAACACAACATCAAAAACAGAAACACCTATTAATACATCGAATACAATAAGTATATCTGATACGCAAGTTGCTTCAACTACTGCGAATGCATCAAAAGTAGAGGATACAACAACTGGTACAGTGAGCACAGATACAAAAAATAAAACAGGTGCAACAACAGGTCAAATCAATGCGCTTTCATCGGCAAAATCATATATAAGTACAATGCCTTTTTCTTACAAGGGACTAATTGAACAATTAGAATACGAAGGGTATTCTACAGATGAAGCAACATATGGAGCAAATAATTGTGGTGCTAACTGGAAAAGTCAAGCTGTAAAGTCTGCTAAGAGCTACATAGGAACTATGGCTTTTTCATACAAAGGATTAATCGAACAATTAGAATATGAAGGATATACCAAAGACGAAGCTACATACGGAACGGATAATTGCGGTGCAAACTGGAATGAGCAAGCGGCAAATTCAGCTAAGCAATATTTAAGCATGATGTCTTTTTCTAAAGAAGAACTGATAAAACAGTTGGAATATGAAGGATTTACAAATGCGCAAGCCCAATATGGAGTTTCGGCAGCAGGATATTAACATTATAAAAACACTTGAGAAATCAAGTGTTTTTATTTTGAAAAAGAGGTGATAAAGATAGTTAGGGAATTTAATTTAATAAATGAAAAAGGTCAGACTTTTTCACTTATGGATATAGAGAATTATTGCTTATTGACTGAGCCAGAGGGACTGGGCTGTAGTTTTTATTCAGAATATCAGCAAGTTAATAATTCTTTTATAAAAAATGTACAAAAAATAGAGCAAGGACAGCCTGGAGGAATAGCTAATTTTAAAAATTATGATAATTATGCCAGCTTTGTAAATTTTATAATGAGTGCAAAATTATTAAAGTTACAATATAAAATTCCACAAAAAAACAGAACAGCAATTTATTATAAGGACATTGCACTAAAAGAATTAACAAAAACACAAAAGCAACCAAATGGGATAATTTCAGAGGAGATAGTTTTCGATGCTCTATCAATTTGGTATGAAGAAAATAATTTCATATACAACATAGAAGAAATAACTGACGAACTAAGATGGGACTTTGCCTGGGATTCTGTATTTACAGACTATGAAAACAGGAGTGTCTTATTTGAAAACAATGGGCATGTAGAAGCTCCTTTTTTATTAGAGATGGCAGGATATATTTTAAATCCAACTATCTCTATTTTTGTTGAAAATGAGATTGTAAATAAATTAAGTTTAGAAGTAACCATAGAAGAAGGCGAAAAGCTAATTTATTCTACAAAAGATAACAAACTACAAATATACAAAGTACTATCAGACGGAACTACAGTTAACTTATTTGATATATTAGACTTAAATAATATTAATTTTTTTAAATTACCAATCCGGTTATAGCACAATAAAGTTAAGTGCTGAAAACGAAATATTAAATTCTAAACTTACAATATACAAAGAATATATTGCAGTTTAGAGGAAGGAGATAAAATGCTAAGAGGACATGTTTTTAAATATCAAACTTTTTCGGAAACGGCTTTTGCACATTTTATAAATACATTTTTAAGAAATAATATAGGAGTTACAAAAGGTTGCAATCTAAGCCATACGACAAATTCAGCAACAATAAGCGCAGGATTCTTCTGCATATATGGAAGATTTTTAGAAGTAGTAGGAAATGAAACTATCTCTAATATAACAAATACAGGATATTACAGTCTAGTGTGTAATGTAGATTTATCTAAAACAAATACTAAAACCCAGTTACTTCAAGCAGAGCTAACAGTCGTTAGAAATACAAGTGGATATCCGACCCTGACTAAAGAAAATCTTGATAATGGCGGGAATGTATACCAATACGAGTTTGCTAGATTTAGAGTAACAGATACAGGAATTACAGATTTTCAAGACAGAAGGACTTTCTTAAGTATAGATAGCATATATACAACAATAAGAAACGAGTTCAACACGTTATTTGAGCAAAAAAATCAAGAAGCAGAAACTCTACTTGAAGAAATAAGACAAGAATTAGTGAACGTGATGGATGGGAGTGTATATTTGTTAAAATCTGGAGGAACCATAACTGGAGGTTTAAATGTTAACGGAGGAATTACGGGAGAGTTAACAGGAAATTGTTCGGGATCTAGTGGCAGTTGTACAGGAAACGCAGGAACAGCAACAAAATTAAAACAAGCAAAGAAAATTTCATTAACAGGTACTGTTGCTGGAAATGCAAATTTTGACGGAAGTGAAGATATAACTATACAAACTACACAGAATAATATAGCGGTATTAACAGGAACCGTAAAAAGAGCTAGCGATACAGTCACACAAAAAACCATCTCTATAGATTTTCCTGACGGGTACAATGGTTCTAACAGTGTTATTATATCGGCGTGCGTATATTTAAATCAGTATGAAAGCTATGACTTAGGTTACGGAGGATATTATACTTCTGATATAAATGTCTCTCTGCCATCTTATAGAAACTATATATCAGTACATGCGGAGAATATGCTTCAAAGCGCCCGATACGATTACAAAATAGTATTGCTAAAAATATCTTAGAAAGTAGGGAATAGAGGATGGAACTTTATATATTGGATAGTAGAACTCTAGAGATTTTATCTGTAAATAATGTAAGTGAATACAATTTAAATCTAGATGAAGAAACAAATGGAATAAGCGAATTTGTTTTACCGTACTTGAGAAGTGCCAGAAAAGGGAATTTTATTGTATTAAACGGATTATATAAGCAATTTCTGTATGTAATTGATGACGATGTATTTGCTGTAAAGGGAGAAAATACTATAAGAATACCAGCTATAGATATATCTAACATATTTAACAGAAAAGTAATATTAAAAAATAAGGAAAATATGCAACTAAAATCCGTAGAAGAGTTTATTGCAGATAATATAAGAGAAAATTTTATAAATTCAGACGATTCAATTTTTAACATAAACTATATAGAAATTGTGATTAAAACAGCTACAAAAGCAATGGTAACAATAAATGACGAGGAAGGAATTTATAATTTTCATACTTTTCTAGTTAATTGCAGACAATATAAAGATATTTACACAGAATTTGCATTTGTAAACAAAAAATTGATTGTAACAATTGAACACAAGGTAGATGGACAAGTGAAAATTGACGCTACATTAAGTGAAGTTACAGATTACAGCAAAATATATGAAGTGGATCCTGTAACTAAAGTAGAATGTTTAGTTAAAGAAAATAATAGTGTTTATTATCTGTATTTAACAGCAGATAGGACAACTACAGAGGATAAAAATAATACTAACAGGATTTTTGGAAGGGTTGAGGCAATTTCAGCAGAAACATTAGAAGATGCGAAAGAAAAAAGTTTAGATACAATAAGAGCTAACACATATACACATTTAGTAGAGTTCAAGATTGCTAAGACCTCAAAGTTAATAGATGTCACAAAACTATATATTGGAAGAAAAGTACAGATAAAAACGGAAGACGATATATACGATTCTTACGTTAGCGCGATAACATTAAATGACGAGAATTTTGTAGCGTTCAAAACTGGAAACTTACGAATAGATTTTACAGATAAAAAGAGACAAAAAGAGCTGAAAGAAGGTAGATAAATGATTAAAAATAATATTTTAATAAATACCGAAACAAGAAATATAAAAAAGCGAGATTATGATTTTTTAGGAGTTGCAGGAGAAAATAGCATAGAGCAGTTAGTATTTAAACTAACTGCTTTTATTGATGGTGAGGCAATACTAGAGATAGAAAAGTACAACAGTAATAATCAGCTAGAAACGTATTTCATTGAGTTAGACAAAAAAGATGAGTGCTACATATTAGAAGTAAAAAGTAGCTTACTAGATGTAGCAAAAGATGTAAAAATGCAACTGCACATAACAACAGAAAATGTAGAAATCTTTAAATCTAAAACATTTACGATGCATGTTTATGAACAAATAAAAGGTACAGAAACAGTACCGGAACAGTATGCTGAATGGATTGATACAGCTAATGCAAAAATAGCACAGATGAATAATTTAAAACAAACCCTTGAAACCTCCGAACGAGAAAGAATACAAGCAGAAATATTAAGAAATCAAGCAGTAGCAGATGCAGTAGCCAATATAGAAGATTTAACAGAAGAGTACAACGAAAATGCAATGGAGAAAACGGAAGAGTTTAACGATAATGCTGTAGAGAAGACGGATGGCTTTAATGAAAATGCAGAAGAGAAAAAACAAGAGCTAAATACTATTGCCGATGGCGTAAAAGATATGGCAACAGCACTACAGCTAGCAACTTTTGACATAGATGATGAAATGCAATTAGGAATAAATACAGCGGAGAAATTAGCAAATACAAGCTTTAATTATAACGAAGAAACTGGAGAATTGGAGGTGGAAATTGTATGAGCAGAACAATACTAGGAAAAGTTGGAATAATACTAAAAAAGAATTGGAATGCTGAGACACAATATAAAAGACTAGATGTGGTAACACATAATGGACGTGCCTGGGGAGCATTAATAGATAACAAAGGAATTGAACCCGTAGAGGGAGACACATGGCAAATGTTAGCCGATAAAGGCTATTTTACAGAAGAAGATAAAGCAACTTTTAAGCAGGCAGTTGTAGCCGAAAGTAAAGTCGAAATGGACAATTATACGGACGATAAAAAGAACGAATTACATACATATACAGGCACAAAGAAAACTGAATTAAATACACATGCAAATACAAAAAAAGATGAGCTAGATACATACGAAAGTGCAAAAGAAACAGCGTTAAATACACTAGCAGAAACTTTAACAACCACTTTTAATACAAACGCTACGCAGAAGACTACAGACTATAACGATAATGCAACTGCAAAGACTAATACATTTAATACAAATGCTACTGAAAAGACGAATACTTTTAATACTAATGCAGAGTCTAAGACAACGGATTTTAATACAAATGCAAGTACCAAAACAGATACATTTAATACTAATGCTACAGATAAAACTACTACATTTAATGCAAACACAGAAAGCAAAGCAACAGATTTTAATAACAATGCAACTGAAAAAGTATCTGAATATAACCAAAACGCTGCTGAGAAAATCCAAGAATACAACAATAACGCACAAAGCTTACAACAAGAAGTAACAGAACTTGCAGAAAATGCACTATGGAACACAACAGAACAGAATACTTACACAGATGTCGACGATGCTGCAAAATATAGCAAAAATAAGATTGCTGTTGTGGGGAGAAGTTGGCAGGATAGTAGAAGTGGGAAGAACTATTTCAATAATATTGATAATTATACAGAGAAGGGAACAAATGTATATAAGTACGAGTACAATCTAAAACCAAACACTGAATACACAATTTCTTCTAATTGTCCAGTATCGGCAATCGCGAATTTATATGCAAATTCAGATACATCTGCAAATCGAGTGCATATAGGCAAAAGCATGACAATAACAACCAATGACAATGGATATTTCTTTATTTTGGTAAGATATAAAGGAGTGAGTGATGATCCTGCAACCTTCGATTTATATAGTGCAGTTAAAGAAGGAACATATTACATACAGATAGAAGAAGGTTCAACCGCTACCGACTACGAACCATACGGAGCAATGCCATCGCCAGAATTTCCTAGTACTATTCAAAATGTTACTGGAAATGTGGAGGTTACGGATATTAATAAAAATTACATAGATGAAGTTTATAATGGATATTACAATGTAGAAAGC